AATGAGCCACGAAGAAATACTGAAGCAGAGGGACTTACTAGACACGATCCTCGCCTCACGGACCAACCAACTTGATCGGATTGAAAACATGAAAATAATGGACTCAATATATTTTAAGAAAAATCTACCCGAGAATGTGGTGCTTTTTCCGTTACAAAGGATAAAACGCTATGTACACAACACTACCAAGCAGCCCAATAAGAACAGTAAAAAAGTGTAATAAATGCCCGAACTTCCATGTGGAGTTCTTCAACCCTAAATTCAATAGAACCTATACGCCAAACGAATGGGAGCAAATCGTTACTGAAGGCAGAGAGGCATTGGACAAAGCACTACGATTAGTGCGTGATGATCCTAAGTTTTTTAGTTAAACACGCTTTTCTATAGATGTTTTCTACCAAGTAGTAATACATTTTATTTTATTAGACTACCAAGTTACAAGGTTACAAGGTTACATACAGCAGAATACTTACCTTTTTTGTAACTTACAAGTATATTTACAAGTTACAAGAAGTTACAAAATACAAAGAAAACTCGATTTTTGTAGGTTTTTAGGTAAAAATATATTATCTTGTAAAAAACATCTATTGAAATGAGTGAATTAGAAGAAGTTAAATTACCAGAGGCACTGTCAGATTTATTATTTGACAGAAACATAACTCAGAAGCAACGTAAGTTTATATTATTGTTTGTCCATTCTGAGGGTTTAAAAACTGCTACACAATGTGCGATTGAAGCTGGGTATGCAGCTGGTTCCGCAAAAGTCAGAGCTTCAGAACTGCAAAACCCAGATAGATATCCACTTGTTGCAAAAGCTATTGATGCAGAGCGTAGAGCTTCTGTTGAGAGGTACAAGTGTAGTCAGGAGCGTTCTCTTTCTACATTGGCTAGAATCAGAGATGCAGCGTCAGCCGCAGGTAATTACAACGCTGCCGTAGCTGCAGAGACCAGGAGAGGTCAGATAGCAGGTTTGTATGTTGACAAGAAAGAAATCTTAACAGGTACTATTGATTCAATGTCAAGAGAAGAGGTGGAGAAGAAACTACAAGATCTTAAAGAGCAATACAGTATAGAAACTACGTTTGAAGAAGTAAAAGAGTTAGAAAATAAATCTTGACTATCTAATTAGTTGGGAGTATATAATAAAAAAAGGAGAAAGTTATGCATGTAGATAAATATGTAGTGAATAACATTGGTATCAAGTGGGCCAATGGTAAAAGTAAAAAGAATCAATTGCTATGTAAACTTGAGGGAGATGATGCAATGGATTTAAAAAAATTAGTTGCTTTAGTTGAAGAGTTTAATGAGGCTGTCAATGGTGAATGGTCTACTAGAGATGTTGAAGTAATTATTAATATAAAGGATACGGAGGATAGAGTATGAGTTATAGAGAAGGGCCAATGAGCCCTTTACAAATGTTAAAAACAGTTGCTGGTATTTGTAAGACTAACGGTAAAATTGATTGGTCAGCTAAATCTCAGGGATCACCAGAAATAGAATTTAATTTTATTGCTAACATGATAGATGCTTACGTGTCAGAATTTGACAAAGGTAGTGAGGGTGCAAATCAAGATGACTGAGGAGTTGTTTTGGAATCGTGTTGGTTGGTTGCGTCATGCAATGATTACAGCAGAGGATTTTGAGTTTCGTCTTTTGTGGTATTGGAAGCTACAAGAGTTGATGAGATTACAGCCGTGATACAAATTGTGTTATTAATATTTCTAATACTCTTTGCTATGCACTGGAAAATAGCTTTGATCGTAATAGGTTTTTTATATTACTTTGGTTGGCCGTTTTGATCCCATAGCTCAGATGGTAGAGCAATTCACTTTTAATGAATGGGTCGCAAGTTCGAGCCTTGCTGGGATCACCACATGAAACCAGAGTCTAAACTATGGCAATTAGTTAAGAAAAATATTACCTCCATCCACTGGACTAGACTAGAATCTTGGGCAATGCCTGGTGTTCCAGATGTATACGGCATCCAGGACGGAATCAGCGTTTTCGTGGAGTTAAAAGTAACCAAGAGTAATAAGATAGGATTATCGGCCTTTCAAAAAAACTGGCTTTACAACCATTATTTGCAAGGAGGCAGAAGTTTCATTATGCTTCACCACCTCGGTCAGAGGTTACTGTATATCTTCCCGAGCTCCATTCTCCATTCTCCACTGACAATCACCACTGCCCCCCATTATAGGGTAGAGCTCCCCGCATCCCAGGCAGCGTGGACACAGGTGGCTGACCATCTTCTCCATTATCCATTGCCAAAGCCCAATCTTCAGATATAGTAATAGGGATCTTCGCCTTCCCTGGCAGCTGGTGCAGCCTAACAGGATCTCCATCTCCATTTCCATTGTCAACCGTTACTTACCGTTACATGTGTATAAGGGATACAGGATGACTCTCCCTGCTGACTGGTGTGGAACAAAAGTTGGATTAGCTATTGACTATCGAATAAGATGGGACTATATAAGTATCATGTGTTGGTAGCCGCACATATAAAAAAGGACTATCGGGGGCTGGTCTCGAGACAAAAGTTCAGTAACGCCAGCCCTTCATTAGAAAGGTAGAACTATGACTGAAGCATTAAAAAAGGATTACGAGAAGACCTGCGCAGAGCGCATTCAAGAACAGTGGAGACTGAGGCGAGAAGATTTAAAAGAGCCGTGGAGCTTTGAGGGGCTCGGGTTTGATTACGTAGAGCCGCATACATTCACCGACCAATTGGAGGGATACTGGCGCTGGCAGTTCTCCTGGGGCGGGCCCAGCGATGAGCTGCGGGCATTCGTTAACGAGAACAAAGAGATCCATCGCCTGGAATATTGGTTCTTGGACTGGATGGACGGGGCCAAGCTGGAGCTGCAGCCTGACGAACCTGCATGGCAGAGGATGTCAGAGATGATTGAGGTGACATGATTCTGCTCATTACATTGCTTCTTGCATCGCATCACCCATACCTGGGTGCAGCGGTGCTGGCTGCGTACCTGGCATGGACGTCACTGTGGTAGCACGGTGTCTCCATCTCCATTCCATTACGCAAAGCTTTTGGTATAGGGTATATACAGGGATAGACAGGAGTCCCCGCACGGCGTACCAGAAGTTCGTGTGGAAAAAAAGATTTGACAGGTATAATTAAATGGGATATAAAGGGATAATTAACAGAAAGACGAAAGGAAAACTAAAATGTCAAAATCAGTTAATATATTAGAAGTGCTAGAGAAAGCACACCAATCAGTTGCTAGTGTTAGCAAAAGAAATAAACAAGCAATCATAGATAGCTATGGTCGTGCCTTAACAATGAAGAAAGTATTAGACGACTTCATAAAAGTAAATCGTAATCTTATCATTGATATGGGTATAGGCGAAAATGCTAATCTATTACATGGAAAGGATTACTCACTTCATGTATCGCAAAAGTTATCCGTTAAGGTTGACACGAGTTTGGTTAAAGAAAAACTTGGCGAGTTGGAATACCATAAATGCAAAGTGCCAACGCAATATAAACAAATACAAGCACTGCCTAAAGAAGAGGCAACAGTACGCAAGAATAAAAAAGCAACCGTTGAAGAAGTTGCTGATTTCAGAATAACTGCCTAGTACCGATAAATTGCCTAGTCAGTTTGTGGGTGGCTCTTCTTCCGAGGGTCGCCCATTATCCATTACCCATTACCCAGCATTAATGTTTATATAGTATATAAGGATAGCAACACCCCCGTTGCAGACGAAGTTGCGTGGTGTAAAAAAAGTTCTTGATTATATAATAAGATGGGAGTATTAATTTAATTAGAAAGGAGAAATCACAATGCCAGATAATGATGAC